TCTTTTTTTTCATTAAAGCAGAAAATCAAAAATACTATAAAGAAAAAAAAGATATAACAGACAAAAACGAAAATGTAATTAATGGTATATTAAAGAATAAATCCAAATTACGTAAAGAATTAATAGTGTCTGAATCAGATGTATTAAGAGATTTGCAAATAGAGAATATCTCGAACGAAAAAGAACGGGCTTATCAAAAAGAACTTGAAAGTCTCAAAAGAAAATTTCAAGACGAAGTTGTTAAGTATAAAGATAACAATGCAATCAAATTAGAGTTGTTCAAAAAATATCAATCTGATTTGGAAAAACTACAAGCTGGTTTAACATTAGACCCAACATCTGAAATAAGCGGCATAAAGACGTTCTTAGAAGCTTTTAACAGTCAGTTAAAAACTACTAATGAGGCGGCAACAAAAGGCAATGAAGATGAGTTAAACAAGCGTAAAGAGAACTTGGAAAACTCTATTCAGGATATGTCATTTAGCTATTCGTCGTATGTTGACCAAATGAAACAATTAGACCAAGACCGTCTAAATTCTATGCGTGAAAGTTCATTGTCAACAATTGATTTAATAGCAAATCAAACAAAAGCATTAGTTAATTCATTAACGGAATCAATAACAGCTTATGAAAATTACGCTACTAATCAAATAAAATTAGACGCTGATATAGTCGCAAAAAAAGCAGAATTACGTAAGGCAGAATTAGAAGGGGCGGTTAATGCAGCTGATATTAAAATAGAAGTTGACGAATTACAAAACAAAAGTGAACTTGAAAAATTAGCAATTTTTGGTGACATTGTTGGCAAAACAAAAGGTATTTTTGAAGAGCAAACAGCGGCATATAAAGCAATGGCAATCATAGAAGCAACAATAGCAACTTATGTAGCAGCGACAAAAGTATTAAGTACCATACCGTTTCCTTTTAACTTTGTAGCAGCAGGATTAATTACAGCTGCCGGACTTGCTAATATTGCAAAAATAATCGGTGCGGAATCGGGTGTTATCGGTATTAATAATTCATATAATAAAGCACCCGGACGTACTGACAAAATACCGATTATGGTTGCTAAAGGTGAATCAATTGTAAGTAAAAAAGGAACTGACAAATACCGTTCTATTTTAGAGCAAATAAATTCAGGTACTTATAACTATCAAAGAATAGACGGTAACGCTGGTAAGGTCACGGGTGTTATAAGAGATTTTTCAGGCACGTCAAAAGAAATGCAGTATCAATCTGAAATAATTAGTCTCAAGTCTGAAATAAGTAATCTTAACAGAGCTATAAATAATATGCAAAGTTCAAAAAATTCTCGGTTAGATTTGGAACTAACAAACACTTCATTGCTGAAAAACAAGCATATTGTTTTGGCGTCGAATAAATATAAAAGAAAGGAACTAAGCAGGTTATGATATATAATATAACATTATACGCAACTACGTCTGAAATCACACTACAAACTGACGGCTTATGTTTAGCAACCGAAGTAATAGCAGGTTCGCTCGCGTCAATGGACTTAGACTGTTATTATTTGAACTTTGAACAGCCTAAAATATCCGAAGTAATGGAATCAGTCGGCGGCATTTTAAAAGATGACGATGTTTACAGTAAGCAATTCAATATAGTAACCGAGCGTTGGTTAATTGCAGATTTTGGAGCAAAAGAAAACAGTCTAATAAATGTTCTGAAAAATACGAATAAATATATTAAAGTAAATACATATTCTTTCGTACCTTTTGAAACGTCAAAAATGATGCCTATTGCTGTAATGAGTAAATCCGTTCCTGAATCCGTCGGCGGTTATAAATGGTTTGAATTGGAATTACAAAAGAATAATAAGGAATCAATTTAATGGCACGTACGGGGGCTGACAGCGTTTACGTTTGGAATTGGACTGATAAGGACAGTAATCAATATTCTTTGCATTGTATTGCAAGTGATAACACGTCAACAATAGATGTAACAACCGCACCGGATGTTATAATGAATAGCAAATCATTGGACTTTTGTAATTATAAACGTGGTTTTGACGGATTACCTATCGGTATGGAAAAAACTCCGGTATTGGAATTGGAGTTAGATATTAGTTACGTCTCTGATGTATTTAAAGCATTTTTAACAGACCCGTTTAGAAATTATACAACAAATTGGACTGCTAACAATTACATTCAGTTTACCGGTGGTGACTTGGACGGTTTTCGTTATAATTTTACTAATGCTATGTATATCGGCAATCAATGGTATTTATATTGTAATTCAAGTTTGGTATTTTGGGGTTTTCAAAAGACTGGTATAACAGGTAATTATGATAATAACAAAGTCTCAATTGAAATATATCATGGCAGTCGTGTTGTTATGGAAAACATTAATTTAGGCAATGCTGTTAATATGAAAGTTCTTGCAAAAACAACGGCAGCGAGCGGCAATTTAAAAGAGTCTCAATGTGCTGTGGATATGTTTTTTCGTAAATCTGATTATGCTTATACAAAAGATAATTTCTTATTCGGACACGTTGCACCAAGAGACAAATATTATTATTATATTAAACTAAATTATCTATTTGAGTTTATAAACAAAGTTTACGAGGGTATGGCATATTTATTCACACGTCAATATAACATACAATCCAATTATGCAAGTCAACTGCCACTATTTGACAATACGACTTATTATAAGCAAAATTACGAATTTGATTTGGGACGTGGAACTGTCTTAACAACTGCCGATATTTATATATTAGGATTTGTTGCGGATTTATCGTTATCAGTTGACAGAACATCGGTTAATATTTTATACGGTTTTTATGAAAATTTAGAGCAGTATAAAAACGTTTGGGACTTTTATGTTGCTTATGCTAAACAATCATTAGTAAGATGTAACGCCACCGCTTTTGGCTTAGATTATGAAAAAGCGACGGAAGGGTATTATTGTAAATTAGATAATAAAGAACGTGAAAAATCTAAACTTGAAATTGATTTGGAATCTGAAATTTTAGACAAAACCGAGTGTGCAAGTGTTGAAAAAATTGAATCTGATATTGATAAAATTGAGTTTATTTTGAATGGCAGCCGCTCGCAAAATGACGATAATTTAGTATTAATTTTTAATACGCAACCTGCCGTTAGAAAAATAGAATGGACTAATGCGTATGGTACGAATGGTGACGCTTCTTATATGAATAGCTTTTTGTTGACTACCGTTGACGATAATTTAGTAGCTTACAGTTTTGCACCTAATTTCTTAAAATTATATTATTTTGAAAGACCTTTTGTAGAATCAGTTTATCTTACAACTGATGTTATTCCTATCGGTGTTAATCATAATATTGATATTGATTTAGGTAACACAATTAATTCTGATGACTTCATTACAGAAATTACAGCAACAATTGATATGACAGGAACACCTAACTTAATGGTTGACTTCATTAAAGCCGCTCTAATCGTTTTACAACGTGCCTGTGGTGGTTCTATGTATCATTACAGCCGATGTTATTCAGAACTGTTTAACGGTCGTATATTCAGCCAAATGGAACTATCTTGCGACTTCAATCTACCAACTGAAATTTATCTCAATACTGTATTGACAGCAACAACCGGAAATGCTATAATTTCATTTTATAAACCGTCTATATTTGAATATGATATATTAGCAAAAGAAAACGTTCCGGCAAATCCAAACGATAAATTTATGTTATTAGAACTTGAAATGGACTTAACAGCAAACAAGAAAAACAAATATAAAACAATTACAAATATAAAAATGCTGAGTACAAACTATGCTTGAAAAATTGCCAAATGATAGTGTCGCGGCACGGCATTTAACACCGGATTTACGTAAAATCTTAAAAGGTTTGTCGGGCGGCGACACGTCAACATTAGTACAAAATGAAGTATTTTCTATTATGGAAATTGCCGTTTGCGGTGTTATTTCAACAACAAATATAACTCTTTCAGGCAGTCAAACAATTGACGGTTTTAGCTCTGATTTATACGAATTGATTTGCGTTAACGGTCAGACCACACAAACGGAAAACGGTATTTATTTGCCACGTGCCGGAGCGTGGGAGCGTTGGGAAGGGGCAACAGCAGGTCAGTTAATCAGAGTATTAAACGGTACGGTTAACGGTTTAACTTGGTGGAATAATGATAATAGCAGTTTAGACATTGGAACTACAAATATAACATATTCGTATTTGTTATCAGAAGCGTCAATTGCAACATTAACAGACGTAAATTTAACAGGTCTTTCAAACGGTCAAATTTTATTATATGATTCAACATCTGGCAAATGGATTAATTCAGATTATGCAGGTCTGCCGGCAGGGACGGTTGATAGTGCAATAATGAGTTATGATATAACAACTGGTTTATGGACTGAAAGAACAAAAATTCAAGCTCAAATGAACGCTTTAGGTACTACAGGCAATTATATTTATATACTACCAAATTCTGGCAATAATAGAATAACAGCATATTCAAGTACTAATAAAAGTGCAATATTATTAAATCCGGTTGTTGCAATAACTGCAAATTTAGAAGCCAATGCGACGGAAACTTTTTTAAGTTTAGATTCAAACGGCGGTACAGGTAAAAAAACTCAAATAATTGCAAAAGTTGCAAATCAGTATATTATTTTGAATCATGCTTCTGATAATTTCTTGGATATATATGCAGACGGTACGCTATCACGAACTTTATATAAAAGCGCTGCAAATTCATATTTGTCAATGAGAAGTTATCACGGCGGTGGTGCAACTGATATAATGATAAGTCATTATTGGAACGGAACTAACAGATTTTCAGTAAATCAAAGTGGGACTATTTTAAGCGACACACTAACCGCCTCAACTGTCTTAGTTGCTAATGCTTCAAAAGAAATAGTCAGTCTTGCAAATCCTGCGACTGACAAAATATTAGCTTTTGAATCTGGTGTTTTGGTGTGGGTAGATAAACCGAGTGGCGGCACTCCTCAAGTAAATTCTGACTGGGATGCTGTAAGCGGAGTTGAAGAGATATTAAATAAACCGACAATTCCTGCTGCACAAATTCAAAGTGATTATACGCAAACAGATATTGGAGCGGTTGACTATATAAAGAATAAGCCGACTATACCAACCGATATAAGTGATTTGACAGATACAACATTATTAATACCTGAAAATCATGTTGGTTTTAATGTTGACGGTATCGGAGCATTCCAAATATATCAGAATTTAAATTCAGGTGCAACAACATTAGTAGATATGACTAATATGTATGTAACGTTACCTGCTGCAAAATACTATCAAATGAATGTGGTTTTGGTTTTGGAATTTGCTCATGTAGATTATGCCGACAATGTGGAATTTGAATTATGTGTTGTTGGTACTTCGACGGTAGTAAACTATGCTATATTCAGACAAAACAGTTTTTCGTTTGGTGACTCTACAGGTCAAACTACTAATCAAATGGCAATAAATACTGCAAAAGCATTTATAAAAACAGGTGGAACTGACGGATTTACAAACAGAGTATTAAGTGGAATAAGCGGAGTTGTTTACAGCGGTGCAAGTGGCGGAGTTCTAAAATTACAAGCAAGAGTTACCGGCTCTGGTGAACCTGACGGCACTTTGATTATGAAAGTATTAGGTGGCTCGACAATCAACGCAATTGAAACAGCAATAAATTAGGATAAACTATTATGTCGAAAATAACGTTTAGTGAAATATTACAGTCAACTACATTAGAAAATCTAAACAAGTTGGCAGAGAATAAACCAAAAATATTTGAGGTATTGAAAATGGACGAGAAATATGGTATAGCAGCAACCATTATCGTTTTAGATAACGGTTTTAAATTAATCCATGACGGATTAGACACGTTTAGTGACGGTTTGCAGATTACAGATGCAATGTTTGTTTTTAACTCGTTAGACGAATTTAAATCAATAATTTCTAACGCAAAAGATGTTAAATTAGAATTACAGGATTTGTCAATTGAAGAGATTAAAGAACTTTCGATTAAATATGGTGCTAAAATCTTTGAAATCCTTATTGGAATCAAAAACAAGCCAAATAGCGGCAACTAAAGCGTTAAGCGGTTTTTTGAGTCTATTTATGGTAACGGTAAATGATAAGTCAGTTGCAATTATACTGGCTGTCATTTACCTTGTTTTATCCTTCATGCAAGGTTATTTCACTAAAGACGATGTAAAGAAAACAGAACAAATTTAAGGATTAAGAATTATGGAAATTAAATTTTTTCGCAAATATTTAGAAGTTCCTTTAGAATGTGAAATTGAATCACAGGAACACGACATAGAATTTTTCGAATGTGATATTATGTCAGAATCAGAAAATCGTATTTTGACATCTTACAATTTAAAAACATCTCAAATGACAGTAATCGACAATTTCAAAAACCAAATAGAATCAGCGGAAAAATGCCAAATTGATATTGACGGTGTTGTTAAGGAATATAACGTTTTAACATCGTATGTTGAACAACATGAAAATTATGCAATTTTAAGAATTAATCTGAATTAATTAGACCTTCCAAACAACTACAATAAATTCTAACTTTAAGCACATAACCATTGAATCACCCAAATTTCAATGGTTTTTTATTGTTTAGACTAACCTAATAAATATTAAGGGTATATAAGTATCACTAATCAAATAAAAACGTTACTACGGTCGTTTATGTAAGTCATGCAGTCATAGAGCGGAGTTACAGACATATAAATAAAAATATACTTAGTAAGTACGTACGTATATTTACGTATTTTTCAATTTATTTGCATAAATGATAAATATAATTTGCATATATGGGAAATATGTTGTATTTTTACAATGTGATTATTGACAATTTGAAATTATTTAAATATTTATTGGAGATTGAGAGATGAGAACATTTGAAGAAATCGTAACCGAATTAACATCTTATCAGGATGTTACAAAAGCAGAAGCTGAGACAACATCTTTTGCAGATAGTTTTGTTAATTATTATTTGCCGAGTTGTTTGACAAAGGAAGAAAAAGCGACTTACAACATGACAGATATTTATTTATCAGTTGTGGAGGGTTTGAAAAACGAAGTTGAAAATGAGACTTCAAAAAAAGTTGATACTTCTAAAATGTCAGGCCAGGTTGACTTGAATTATCTTAATGATTATTTTGATGCCGAATGCTATGTAAATCGAAATGAACCAATTTACGACTATGAAGAAAATCCGGTTTACCCTGTTATTTTTATGCGTGACGATATTGAAGAGTTTACAGGCTTTTTTCAATTTGAAAAAGATATTGTAAATCAGGATATTTTAACACCCAAAGAACCTTGTTAATAAACTAATTTAAAACAACTATCCTGAGCAAGATGTAAAAAGGCTCGGAGTTGAAATGAAACTATTATTTAACTGTGGAACGGTTCAAAATTTTGACAGATTTCAGAACTGTATTGCTATTTCTGATTTTTACGGTGAGTTTGACGATACAAGTTTATACGCAAGTTTTGAAGTTGAAAGTCAATTAGACGCCGACGTCTTAGAATTAGAACTTCAAAAGATAATTAACGAAAATGATATTAACGGATATTTTGAGGTTGAGGATTAACGTGCGAGACTTTGAACACATGAAAGAATCCGATGTAAAAGATAGGTTATGCAAAGTTGGTGCTTATTATTCTTACATCAGACCAGACGGAACGGAAAAAATATCGTTTTGCAAGAACATGAAAGATATGTTAATTAATGTTCAAATTTATTTTCCGAGTGCAACAATTGAGGATATTAAATGTTTAGGATTAAATAAGGTGACGGAATGAGGTTGAACATAGAGAAACAAGAGAAATTAGAACCCGTACGAATGGAATATGCAAAGAATCAGATTAAGTCATTAGGATTAGAAATTGAGTACGAAACAAGCAACGTTATACATTTTTTATACAATAAAAATAGAATTATATTATATCCTTATTCAGGGTGGCATTCAGGTAAGGGTATAAATGCCGGACGTGGAATTGATAATTTATTAAAACAATTAAAAAGGTGACTTATGAATGAATTAACGTTTTGGTTTATGTTTGTGATGGCAGCAGGGTTTACAGGCGCTTTTGTTTACAGTATATTTTATTGGTTGTATAAAGCGGTTTTTGGTGAAAAAGTAATTATTAATGATAGGAGTAATTTATGAAAACGTTTACAAAAGAAGAGTTAGCAAAAATATTAGACGACCACGCAAAATGGTTAAATGATATAGACGGAGGGATAAGGGCTAACCTTAGTTACGCCGACCTTCGTTATGCCGACCTTAGTTCCGCCGACCTTAGTTACGCCGACCTTCGTTATGCCGACCTTAGTTCCGCCGACCTTAGTTATGCCGACCTTCGTTATGCCGACCTTCGTTATGCCGACCTTCGTTATGCCGACCTTAGTTCCGCTAACCTTAGTTCCGCTAACCTTAGTTCCGCTAACCTTAGTTCTGCTAACCTTAGTAAACGCTACATACAAATTTCTTGTATCGGCTCCGCAAAGAGAATGACGACGTATTGTTTTGATGATGATGTGATTTGGTGCGGTTGTTTTAAAGGAACTTTAGACGAATTTGAAAAACAAGTAAACGAAACACATGAAAACGAAGAACAATATCTAAAAGAATATTTGGGTTTTATCAATTATCTTAGGAGTTTGAAATGAGAAAATTGTATTTACATATTAAACGTATCATATACGAATACCGAATTATTTTATATAATATAATAGTATTTTTCTCTGTAATATATAAGGTATTTTCATTAATGGAAAAAGGTGAATTTGTATTAAATGAGTTTGAAAATTCATTATTAATAAAACAAGAAAAAATGATTATTAAACTAAGCAACTTAGCTAAGAAATTAGAAATTATCAATAATGAGTTAGGCGTGAAATGATTAACCTTTCAAAACAAGACCAGGACAAATACTCAATAAACGAGTTTTCAAAAAGTCAGTCAATGAATTATTTGACCAACAGGATTTTAAAGCAGTTACCGGAAACGGTACGTTCAACTAAATTTTTCAGTCATGGAATTACGCAAGTAAATCCGTTCGTATCTGAAATAGCAAAACGAGAAACGGCTAAATATTTAGCAGAGCAAATTTACAACAATGGTTCTTTATAAACAAATAGGATTAAAATATGATTACGATTCAGGATATAGCAAAATTAAAAGATTCAAAGACCGTGCCGGTTCACATTATTGCACGTGGAATGGGTTTAACTCCGCAGGGGTTGAGAGTGAAAATAAAGAATAATTCACAGCCGAACGTTGACCAGCTGACTACTTTGAAATTAGCTTTAAAGAATTTTAAAGCTAAAAAACAAAACGAATTTGAAACCTTGTTAAACGAATTGGAGTGGAATGACTGATGAGCCGACTAATAAAATTTCGAGCGTGGCATAAAGAAAAAAACATTATGCTTTCGTTAAACGATAGTGTATTTTCGGATAACAAAATATGGTATTTGAACACTTTGGAGTGTGATGCCGTATTTGATGTTATGCAATTTACTGGTTTAAAAGACAAAAACAGACGTGAAATATATGAAGGCGACATAGTAAAAAGAGAGTCAGTTAATCGTAGTGCAGGTGGTGACGGCATTTATTTTGTAAAATGGAATGATGGTTATTCTATGTTAGGTATATGTGATAAATACGGATTTCCGACAGATTATCATAATAGATTTTATAAAATTATTCCAAAGAAAATTGAAGTAATCGGGAATATTTATGAAAACCCCGAACTACTTAGAACCGACTAAGTAAATTTACGTATTTTATCAATAATGCAAAATAATATTTGCATGAATGGAAAATAGTCCGTATATTTGAATAAGTTATTTGAGACAGTTTTTAAAAACATTTTTGGAGATAGTGAGATGAAAGAGTTAAAAATCGGTAGAAGAGTTATTGAGATAAAAGAAGGTGATTATATTTTAGACAATAAAGTGTGCTACCAGCTTATAAGCGGAGATGGTCGCTCGTTTTTTCACGTCGGTTTTGAACGTAATCCTTGCGTTACAATTCCAAAGACTACAATGAAAACTATTGATTTGACAAAACTTGTTAAAAAGCAACGCAAATATTCAGCGTCTCAAATATACGACGTTTATATATTTTAACAAAAAACGCCCTGAAGGTCAGAGCGTCGGAGATAGATGAGTTTTTACAATGCAAAAGTAAGGAATTTAAAATGAAATACCAAGATTTATTTTCAAACGTACAAAATCACTTTCATTGTCAAGTGAATATCGAACTTGAAAAAGTCGGCAGTTTTGCAGAATTTAAGACAGCAAATGATTTATATTTAGATTCAGATAATCTAAATGAGTGGATAAGTGATATTGCAAACAAAGACGGCATTGAGTACGAACCAACAATTTGGCATGAAACACAAAAAGAAAATAAACAAGAAATACACGATACTTTGGAGCTGGTTAATGATTTACTTGCTTTATTAGTTGGTAAAATGTCGCAAAAATATACAGACAATTATAATAATCATACTTACCATGATAATTGTTTTGTGGCAGAATGTGAATTGTGTGAATTTGATTCTGATTCTAATGATTCAGACCTTAAAAGTTTAGTGAGTGATTACAGAAATTCGAGATTTTAATAATAATTTTAGGAGTTAGAAATGAGTATTTTCAATGTAGTATCAAAAGACGAAAGTCTAAAAGTCAACAACGTAAATATATTAATTTACGGTGAGCCAAGTGCCGGGAAAACAAGCACTGCCAACACATCAGCGAACTGTTTGACATTAGATTTTGATAAGGGTTCACACCGTTCGGCATTTCGTAAAGATGTTTTTGTAGTGGAATCATGGAAACAAATTACGGAAAATCAGAATGAATTTAATAAGCTCTGCCAAAATTATGATACTATCGTTATTGACACGGCGGATTCAATGTTGGAATTTATGGGAGTTTATGCAATTGCAAAAAACAGCAAATTAGCTTTTAATAAATTGCAATGGTACGGAGCTATAAAAGATATGTTTAGTCAATTTGTCGGTATGTTAAAAACAATGCAAAAAGACATCATATTCATAGCACACGTTAAGGAAAAAGACGAGGGTGATTATAGAGTAAAAAGACCTGCAATTATGGGCGGTTCGTATGACAAAGTTTTGCAGGTATGCGACTTTGTTGGTTTTGCAAGTTTCAAGGGTGACAAAAGAACTTTAAATTTCAATCCGTCTGAATATCATGTTGGTAAAAACTCTGCAAAATTGCCATTATTTGAAGTGCCGGACTTTGCAGAAAATCCGTTATGGTTCGATTTACGAATAGCAGAAATGAAAAACAGCTTAAACGAAATGAATGAAGAGCAAAGACAGGCAATAGAAACGTTAGAAACGTTCAACATTAAGATTTTAGATTGTTATGACATAGAAACTATGAATAACTTACTAAAAGAGTTCAAAGAGCTTAAAAAGGGCTTAAAACCACAAATTTGGGTTAACTATGAAAAACGAGCAAAGGATTTAGGATTAGAGTATAAAAAAGCGACTGACAGTTTTCAACTAATAAGTAACAAATAGTTATGAAAATATCAGTTTCAACATTAGACAGTTTCCAATATTATTTAGATAATGATAAAAGTCAAGACGACTTTATTCAGGAACTAATTACGAGACGTGAAAGCCGTCCAATGAATATTGGAATAGCTTTTGAAAATATATTACAACAACCGGAAAATTATTTCTTATATACTCATTATGAATATAAAGGAATCCGATTTGAGACAGAGCAAATAAATGCTTGTTTAGACTATATAAACAGCTTTAAAGCGACGTGGCAGGTTAAAATGACAAAAGAGTATGATACTGATTACGGTCTTGTTACATTGTCAGGTAAAACGGATATTTTGCACGGTCTTATTATTGAGGATATAAAAACAACTGCTAACTATTCGTATGATAAATATGCAAATAGTTGGCAATGGCGGTGTTATTTAGATATGTTTGATATTGACAATTTCGTTTATTATATTGCCGAAATTAAAGACGGTGACGAAATGGTATTTATCAAAGATACTCATATTATCAAATTATCAGGATACGACAATATGAATAATGACATCAGAACTATTCTAAATAAATTTGTGCAATTTATTTTAGATAATAATTTAGGTAAATATTTTGGTTATGACAGTAATATTATAATGGTGTGAAAATGAAAAATAAAACGGACTTAGGAAATATTGAAACGGCTTTAAATGTGTTGTTTAAAATATTAAAAAACGACCATATTTTGAGACGCAAATATGATGTTGAAGTTGTCAACATCGCTGACAAAATTATTATAAAAACAAGGTATGAAGATGACGACATATGTACGCCGTTTCTTGAATTATCTATAAATATAGACAATGAATTATGTTGCACAATTCCTTATTTAGGCTAATTATGAAAATAACCGCTGCCGTGTTTCAGAAAAAATATGTTAAAAAGTCAGAACATACGATACAAAATGACATCTGCAATTATGCTATAATGAAAAATTACGTTGTAATCCGATTCAATTCAGGTGCAATTATGACAGAAACAAAACGGTTTATTGCCTTTTATTGGATTAAAAACTTGTTACGTAAATATCAAAATTCAGGTTTCCCAGATGTCGTATTATTTAAAGGTCAGCAGTATATTTTGATTGAAGTTAAGAAAAAAGGCGGTAAGTTATCAGATTCACAGAAACGATTTATTGAGTTATGCAATTCTAAGAATGTAACTGTTCATGTTGTTGACAGTCTGGATGAAGTAATTGGAATAATTGATACGTATAATGATATTTTTGCGTAAATAAAATATTTTCAGAAATACAAAATAAAGTTTGCATATAAAGAAATAATTGTTTACTTTTGTAAAGTTAGAAATGAGTTTGTAGAATAATTGTTATAACACGCAAGGCAACTGCGTAAAAGCCTGACAGCCGGAGAGTAAGGACGGCAAGAGTTAGCCACCAACTAACAAACGAGTATAATTTACAATAATAAGCCTTGCCATTATTTGCATAGTTCAGCAGGGCTTTTTTAAAAGGGGTATGAGATGTTAAAATTAAAAGCGCTGAGTGTATCGGAATTTATTAAGTTAGACGACGAAAAGCAATATGAATATTTAGAGAATCTTTGTAAGATTATAAATATAAAGCAATATGGCGGTATATATTTTGGCAATGCAAAAGTATTAATTTACAACGATTTTCTTTCACAGCCCTTTCAGCCTGAAATGATAACAAGGTTGTTTAAAGGGTTTAGCAAAGTTTACAACGATGATAGACAGGTTTACAGAATCAGAAATTTAAGGATTAATTTTGGTTATAAAGAATATGAAACAGTACATCTTTCAGGCATTTCAAAAGCAGGTAACTTTATGAAGGTAAGAGATTTACATGACTTCATAAATGATTGTGACAGAGCTAAGATAGATTTATTTTGGAATTTTTAAAGGTGGTGACGGATGACACGAGACGAAAGAGCTATTAAAATAGCAGAATTAGATGGTTGGGAGTTTAATGAAAGTGAATTGTATTGGGAAAAAGGCGGTGATTACTTCTACGATAATGACCACTACCCGGATGACGATTCTATTACAATTAACGATTATTACAAAAGTTACAACGGTCTGATGCCGATTTGGTTAAGACATAGAGAACTGATATACATTTGTGTTGAACACATTGAAGTTTACACATACAGACACCATGTTGGAGAGTTTTATTTTATAGACGAAACTTTCATAGACGCTTTGCAAGATGCACTGATTTTAGTATTAATAAACGAAAAGGAATTGAAATGAAAAATCAAAAAACGAAAGTCAATTTTGACAGCATGAAAGAAAGCGGGAACATATTTTCCGGCAAGTGTCCTTTTTGTGACAGTCAGGATTCATTTACTATCAACACGAAAAAAGAAAATTTCGACTGTTTTAAGTGTAACCGAAACGGATTTATTTCAGAATTGGAATTATTGGTAAATAAAAAAGGATAAATGAGAATGGAGTATGAAGAGTTTTTACAAAAGAAATCACATTCAATAAATAACTTTGGATTTGAGGCTAAATACAATCCTGAATATTTATTTGATTTTCAAAGTTTTATTGTAAAAAAAGGAATAAAAAAGGGCAGATATGCAATATTTGCAGATACCGGATTAGGTAAAACGGCAATTGAGTTGGTTATTGCAGAGAATATAGTAAGAGAAACAAATAAAAAAGTTTTAATTATAACGCCTATTGCCGTTGCATATCAGTTTTTACTTGAAGCCGAAAAAATTGGTGTTGATGATGTTACTCATTCTAAAGTTGGCGAATTAAAAAGCAAAATTATTGTTACTAATTACGAACGGCTGCATTATTACAATCCTAATGATTTTGTTTGTGTGATTTGTGATGAGTCAAGTATTTTAAAAAACGACCAAGGCGTTATCAGAAGTCAGGTAACAAGTTTTATGAAGCGTCACGATTATAGATTTTTAGCAACTGCCACACCGTCACCTAATGATTTTATAGAATTAGGAACGTCAAGTGAAGCATTAGGAAATTTAGGTTATATGGATATGCTAAAAATATATTTTGGCAATAATGAAAATAATATCAGACCTCAGGAAATTGCAAATAAGTGGTATTTAAAACCGCACGCTATTGACGCTTTTTTTAACTGGGTGTCATCATGGAGTATTGTTGTACGTAAGCCGTCTGATTTAGGCTTTGACGATACAAACTACAAACTTCCCAATTTAATAAAGAACCATCATTCGGTTAAAAATGAGTGCAATTGGTTAGTAAACGGTCAAACAACTTTATACGGAACTATTGCACAAACAATGACAGACGTAAAAGAAGAGCAAAAACAGACAATTAAGCAAAGATGTGAATTAGCTTATGAGTTAAGCAGTCAGCACGAAGTTTCTGTTTATTGGTGTAATTTTAACAAAGAAGGTGACTTGCTAAAACAATTAGATAAAGACGCTTATCAGATTCAGGGCGGTATGGACATTGACAAAAAAGAAGAGTTGTTAGAAAACTTTTTTAAAGGCAATATAAACAAATTGATTACTAAGCCAAAAATGACAGCATACGGCTTAAACTGGCAAAGATGTAACCATACAACATATTTTCCCACGTGGAGCTATGAACAATATTATCAGGCAATAAGAAGATTTTGGCGGTTTGGTCAGAAAAAAGACGTTATTGTTGACTTAATATATTCCGACGGTCAAAAGCGTGTTTTAGACGCTTTGGAATTAAAATCACAAAAAGCAGATGAGTTGTTTGAAAAACTAAACAAAAATACTAATGAAGTAATTAATTTTAAAAAACTAAGTTTCGATAAACAAATTGTTTTACCAAGTTTTATAGGATAAGAGATGAGTGTAATTAATCAAATTATAACAGACAATTACAGTATATATCACAGTGATTGTATGTATGTACTGCCACAAATACCGGATAAAAGTATTGATTTATCAATTTACAGTCCGCCGTTTGCAGGATTGTATCAATATTCAAGTTCTGAAAACGATTTTAGTAATTGTGAATCGAAAGAACAGTTTTTGAATCAGTATGAATATTTGATAAAAGAAATTGCAAGACTGACAAAACCGGGACGTATAACGGCTGTTCATTGCCAAGACATTTTAACAAATACAACAACTCACACGCTTTGGGATTTACCACACGAAATAATCCGATTACATGAAGCAAACGGTTTCCATTATAAGAATCGTATTACGATATGGAAAGAACCTTTAGAAGTTCGTAACCGTACAATGGCAAAATCTTTAATGCACAAAATGGTTGTTGAAGACTCTTCAAAGTGTTTTACAGCAATACCAGACTATATTTTAATATTCACAAAAGCAGGCGAAAACAAAATTCCGGTAACACACGAAACGGGTTTAAAATGGTACGCAGGTGATACTCCGATGTTAGCACCAATGATTAAAAAATACGGTACGTTCGAGGATATGGTTAAAAAATATCGTAATTGGAAAGACCACAAAACAAATAAATTAGCCCATGTAATTTGGCAACGTTATGCCTCAAGTGTTTGGGATGACATTAGAAGTAACAATGTTTTACCTTATAAAGAATCACGCGAGGAAGACGACGAAAAACACGTACACCCCTTACAATTAGATGTTATTGAACGTTTAGTAGAATTATACTCAAATCCTAATGAAGTTATTTTAACGCCGTTTATGGGTGTCGGTTCTGAAGTTTACGGTTCTGTTATTAACGGACGTAAAGCAATTGGAATAGAGTTAAAAGAATCTTATTACAAACAAGCAATAATGAATTTAAAAGACGCTAAGCTAAGAAGTGATAATGTTGACAATATTCAGTTATTTGACAATATAGAATCGGAGGCAATATAATGTATTATTTCATGTTTTTAACGCTCACAGCGTGTTGTATTATTTGTGTTGGTACTTTGATATACTTTTGGAGTTTTAATCCAATGTTAGACTTAATATTCGGCATTTTGAGTATTCTAAGCGGTTCAATGGCATTTTGGTATTTTGATAATAGAGATTCTAATAACAATAAAAATTATTATAATTCTTAAAATAACATTTGTTTATTTGATATTTTATTTGTATATTTGTAATGCGTAATTGACTGATAGTATAAAATGTATTTGTAAAAGACCCTTTAGGATATTTACTGTCAGTCACAGAAATTACGCAACCTAAAGGGTTTTTTATTTTTATATTGGAATATGCTAAATGGCACGTGATTATTTTAAACATAAACTTAACACACGAAACGACCCTAAGCTAATTAAAGTCCAATTGAAACTTGGAAATGCAGGGCGGTTATTATACTGGGATTTAATAGAAATCCACTATGAGCAAAACAGTAAATTAAATATTTGTGACATTCCATTATATGCTTATCAGTTAAGAGTTGACGAAACTTTAATCCGAGAAATAATATCAAAAGAATATAATTTGTTTGAATCAGATAAAAATTACTTTTGGTCACCGTCGGCATATAAAGCAATAAATGAGTTAAATGAAACGATTGATAAATTGAAAAATGCAGGTAAAAAAAGTGGCAAAACGAGACGTGAAAAAGCAGAAAATAAACCTGAAATTATAGACGAAATTTTAGACAAACCTTTAGACCTGCCTTCAAACGAAAACGAACCAACCTTTGAACCTGAATTGAACCTACCTTCAATAAAAATTGAACCAACCCCTGAACAATTAGATTATATTAACTATATTAATAAGATAAACAAGACTAATAATATTACATTAGATAATATAAACGATGTTAATTTTATGTTTGAAGTATTTTGGAATTTATATGACAAGAAAATATCAAAAGATAAGTGTTGTGCAAAATTTAAAAAATTATCAAAAAAAGATATGACAAAAATATTTGAAACTCTGCCTGAATATATTGAAGTGACAAAAGACAATAAAAAGTTTAGGAAACAACCCGAAACTTATCTAAACAACAAATCATGGAATGACGAAATAATAAATTACAACAACGCAACAACTAATGGCAACGGAAAACAACATTATACAGCAGAATCAGTAAACAAATCAGATTATTTAAACTCTGCTAAAGAAGCAGAATTATTAGGAATTAAAGTATATGGAAACTAATGGAACAAATAACGTGACTGCTCCGGTATTAAGTATGGCAGAGCAAACAAAAATATGGCGGTTAGAGGCTGAGGCATACAAACAAAAAGAATATCAAAAAGAGTTTGAACATTACACACAATTTCTTGATTATAATTTAGATACTATTGTCAGCAGGAAAAAATGTAATTATGTTGAAAATGAGTATAACGAGTTAAATCAAAAAACTTTTGAAGATATTAAGAAATATTTTTTTAATTACAAAAAAGATAGTGTTCTTAATACTAAAAAAGGATTGTGTTTGTATGGCGACTTCGGAACCGGCAAAACAACAATAATGAAAATATTTGACGACGCTTTAAGGGAAGTTGACCACTATGTTGAACAAAAATACGAATATATAAAGCAACGTAAAAAATATTTTATAACTGTTAGCACTAACAAAATTTTGTCTGACTTTTTGCGTGAAGGGCAGGATTCAATTGATAATTTGACATGGCGGGTAACTGCCGACCGTTTTTATAACGAGATACAAAACTTATGTATTGACGATTTGGCAGACGTTAAACCGGTAAAATATTATGGTAACGAAATAAATCTTTTTGACAGCTTAATATTAGACAGATACGAAATATTTAAAGAACGTGGCAAAATAACTCATATAACAACCAACCTGACACCTAAAGAAATATTTGAATCGGTTAATTTCAGAGTGTCTGACAGAATGAAAGAAATGTTTAACTTTGTACAAATAAACGGGAAATCACTAAGACAATGACAGTTGACAATTGTATATTTCAGAGCAAACAAAGATTTATGATAATATTGTCTGAATCCGAGATGTTAGAATTACAGAATATTTTATCTTATATGATTTACAAAAAAGACAGCAATATTACAAAAAGTCATTTGTATAAAATTAAAAAATCACTTTATGAATCAGTTAGGAGTTAAAAATGGGCTTAGATTTAAAATTATTAGTAGCATACGACAAAAGTTATATTGTTGACGGTCTTGTTGACACTATCAGATTAACAAGAGACGTGGACATTATAAATCCGTTATATGAATTGTGTGAAACGAGCGGAGTAAAAATAAAAGATACTCTGTCAATTGGTATAAAAAACACTTCAATCAAATATGATAATTACGGGGGTGCAATAAAATATCTGTTTAGTCAAGATGTTAAACCAATGTTTAAAACATATAAACCAACACATTGGAGAAACAAAGCAATAAAAAGATATATATTAGCTATGCCATCTAATGTCAAAATATATTTGTTATGGGGCTAATATGCAAACAATACAAAACAAATACTATGAAAATTATTGAAATTACACGCGAAATAGCAATTGCCTTTTTATTGCCAAAACATTATTCAGGCAGAAAACCTCAAATCACAAAAGCGTTTGGTTATTATGAAAATAATATATTAGTGGCTGTTTGCACTTTTGGTAAACCCGCCAGTAACAATTTATGTTATTCTGTTTGCGGTTTGGAATATAGCAAAAACGTTTATGAGTTAAACAGACTTTGCAGAGTAGAAAATATTAATATTCAGTTATCTCAATTTGTTGCAAAATGCCTTAAATTAGTTTCAAGTGAAAATTGGATTGTAGTTTCTTATTCAGATACGGCAATGAATCATAACGGATATATATACCAAGCGTGTAACTTTATTTATACCGGAGCTACAAAAGAACGGACAGACCCGTTTATTGATGGTAACAAATTTTAATTTAGGTGACTTTATGACTAAAAAAGAATCTATATTGAAATACCTGAAATCAGTCGAAAGTGCAAGTTTGACAGATATAATCAAAAATGCAGATGTGTATTATTATCACAACGCTAAAAAATATGTTGGTGAAATACTTGCAAGACTGGTTAAAAACGGCACGGTTAACAGGATTAAAAAAGGTGTTTACGAAATTAATAAAACAGGCATGAAACAAAAAAGCAAAATTACAGAATGTGACACTAATCAATTAAGTCTATTATGAAAACGTTATACTATATAAATTTGACGTGTTGCAACGTCGCTACGAATAAATTATACTCAATTCTATATGAAACTATGTTTAACAATCAAAAATTCAATGACGAGCTTAAAAAGGGGTAAAATGAAAATAGTAACTTACTTTGATATTAATCAAAAAGCACTTGAAAAATGGGGAAACGAACTTCAAATCGGAATGGTTATTGAAGAGTGTTTAGAACTTGCGACGGTATTGCATAAATTAAGACGTACTGACAAAGACCCTGAATTATTGACAGAAAACATTATAGACGAAATAGCAGACGTAACAATTATGATACATCAGGCTCGTATGATGTTTGGAGCGGAAAAAGTTGACAAAAAAATAGCATTTAAAATGGAAAGATTAAAAACAAAATTAGGAATTGAATAATTAAAATAAAAATTAATTTGCAAATCAAAAAAATATAGTTATTTTTAAATAAAAGTTTATGCAAAATTGGAGATTTGATGTGAAAAAAGAACTGCGAGAATCAGTATATAAAAAGTTCGCCGGTCATTGTGCTTACTGCGGTTGCGAGATAACTGTTAAAACAATGCAAATAGACCATATCATACCTCAAAGATTATACGGATTTGGTGACAAATCAAAAATACCAAATTATGATGTTAATGATTATGAAAATTTAAATCCTTCCCGCCGTCAATGTAATTTTTATAAAGGTGCTGAAAATTTGCAAAATTTTAGGAATATGGTTTTTACCATTGCTGACAGATTATCAAATATTTTCATATTTAAATTAGCTCTGAAATATGGAATTATAGAAATAAAAAATCCTGCCAACAAATTTTATTTTGAAAAGGAATTAACATGAAAACACTTGCTGAAAAATACGAAAAAATCGTAAAAAAATACGAAAAAAAGTTCTGCCGAAAACACGGTTTTGAACTCGGTTACTGGATAGGTGGTGACGTCGGCGAAATGTATGAAACGGCGGATATGTATTTTAAATTCCATGAAATGAAATACGATATTGATACAGAACAACCTGAAAATTATTTATTGGAATGGTACGAAAATGATTTATTGCAAACAAAAAAAGTCAACTACAAATCATATTGTCTCGGTCTCAGACCTGCACACATAATTGAGGCAGAACGTAAAGCAAGTTTAGAAAAATCTCAAAAAGATTTGTATAAAGTGACCGAAATATTTAATAGTGCAATGGAAAATGAAGTTAATAAGGCAAAACAATGAAAAAAGCAATATTCACAATAGTAAAAAATGAAAAATTCTTTATAAAACTCTGGTATGAATATTATAGTCAACACTTCAATCCGTCGGATATTTATATTTTAAATCACGATTCAAATGACAGCAGTTTAGATGTTATAAAATATACTGGTTGCAATATAATTGACGTTCACAACGAAACAACTTTCGACCATAATTGGTTATTACAGACAGTTAAAGATTTTCAAGTTGAATTACTAAAAAAATACGATACAGTTGTTTTTACAGAATCCGATGAGTTTATAGTGCCGTTAAACGTGTCATTAAGCGACTATGTAAACACTTTTGACGGTGAATATGTTACTTGTATGGGTATTGAGTTGTTACACGGCGGCATGGATTACAGCCCTGAAAAATCAGTATTGGAGCAAAAAACGAATTATCGGTTAAATCCTGAATTTATGAATAAGACTTTAATAACAAAAAGACCGTTAAATTATACACACGGTTTTCATAAATTAATTGATATGCCTGACAAAATTGACGAAAATTTGTTATTAATTCACTTACATTATTTTGATTACAACGTGTTTATTAACCGCTCGTATGACAGAATGAAAATGAGTGCAACGTTTGAAAAAGGTGATTTAGGTTATCAAAATAAATATACCGATATTTCAGCGTATTTATTAGATTTCAACCAACATCAGTCAAAAGCAGAAACAAGTAATTTAAATATTCCAAAGGTGTTTTAATGGAAAAAGAAATTGAGTACAAAGGTATGAAAGCGGTTATATGGAATACAGTTGGTAACGAATACAATCCGACAAAATGGTATATTTCTTATAATGAAGACGACTTTTATAATGAAAGACAATACTTTTATACATCTCGATATGAGCAAACGGCAATACCGGCAAAAGGTTTATTAGAGATAATTGAAAATGATTTTAGATTAGGTGTTGACAAATTTTATAACGAAATAGAATCAGTAAACAAAGACACATTATTAGAATTGATTAACAAATACGCTTTAATTAATGTCGGTTCATATGATGACAGGTATGATTATATTGAAAAAATGTTTTTTAACCCTATCTTAAAAAAATACAATGAAAATTTGTTAGCAGGTAAAAAATGACAGCAATATTCTTTAATGATAACAACGAAAATAAACCACTTGGTAAAATAATAGACGGTGAGCACGAATATTATGTACTCCCATATCCAATAATAGACGGCATAGAAATAGAACAAAATAAGGTTATTGACTTAACAGGATTTAAAATTACAAAATACCCAACAACATCATATTGCAATATGTCATTTGACGAACTAATAGATTTATACAAAAAAACATTAGACGAAAACAGCAAATTGACAGAACAGGCAGAAAGACAACTAGAAATTATCAATAAAATACATTTCTTGGAGCAAATTTATGAATAGTCTTAATAACAAAATTTACGAAAACTTGGAATTATTGCCATTAGATTTACAAGGGTGGAACGGCAATTCAAATGTTTTTATGGAATTGATACAAGAAACAAGACCTGAAATTATTGTTGAAATAGGAACGTGGAAAGGTCAGAGTGCAATTAATATGGCAAATTGTTGTAAGTCATTAGGTTTGCAAACTAAGATATATTGTATTGATACATGGTTAGGAGCTTTGGAATTTTGGCACGGTTTGAATGAAACACCTGAAAGAGATTTGATGTTAAAAAATGGTTATCCACAAATTTATTATCAATTTCTAAGTAACGTTGTTCATTCCAATTGTCAGGATATGATTATTCCGGTGCCGTTACCGTCAATTTTAGGTATTAAGTTGCTTAACAAATTAGGTATAAAAGCAGGATTAATCTATATTGATGGTTCACATGAGTACGAGGATGTTGTTTTAGATATTGCGGTTTCTAATGATTTAATATCAAAAACCAAAGCCGTTATTTTTGGTGACGATTATAGAACATTTAGGGGAGTTTTAATAGCAGTAAATAAAATTCAATATATGGCAAACAAAACATTAGAAATCAGAGAAAACAATTTTTGGATTTTAAGGAATGAAGATTAATGAGCATGATATACAAAAACGAACCACACGTTAACAAAAGAATTGTTATTGAAGACCTGAAAAATATTGACGAAAGCAAAATAGCGTTTTACCATTTTTTTAATAACATATATGATTTTTGCGAGTTAAACAATTGTTTACATAAAGTAGAAATATCAAAAAACCATATATGCGAAAAAATGTCATTGTTATATGAGGGAGTGCAAGTTGAAGACGAATTTGGCAATTGTTTTTATGAAATTAGGGAATACCATGAAATAATTATAAAAGACACTGGCGAATATAACGTAAACTTAGATATATTTAAGCAGATATTAGAAAATAATGTTTTAATGGAAATAACTAAAAACGAAGTAGTATTTACATGGGATATTGGGAAAGAGAAATCGTTAATTATGGAGCGGAATTATAATGACTAAAGTCTCAATTATAATGGCATTATTCAATAAATCCGAGCTAACAAAGAATTGTTTAGAATCAGTATATAAACACACTAACAAAAAGCAATTTGAATTAATATTAATTGATAACGGCAGTACTGATAATACTCTTGAAGTTGTTAACGAGTTTATGAGTAAATATAAAAATATATATTTAATACAAAACGAGAAAAACGTTGGTTATGCAATTGCTAATAATCAGGGTGTTAAACGAGCAAATACAGAGTATATATTATTGCTAAATAACGATACCGTCGTAACAAAAGGCTGGTTAAACGAGCTGTTAAAAGTCATTACTCAAAATGAATATATTGCAGGTGTTGGCAGTCAATTGTTATTTGAAAACGGATTGATACAACACGCGGGAGTTATAACGATTTATAACGAAAGAACAAACGTTTTAATAGCAACACACAAATATTACAACAACGATTCAAAATCTGAGCGTGTTAATATTCAGAATGATTTTCAGGTCTTAACAGCAGCTTGTTTACTTTTGAGACGTGACTTATTTAACCGTGTTGACGGATTTGACGAACGTTATTACAACGGCAATGAAGATGTAGATTTGTGTTTTAAAATCGGTGAACTTGGGTATAAATTCACATACGTACCGACATCAAAAGTTTATCATTTTGAACATTCAAGCGGTGATGAGCGGTTTGTTAAATCAAAAGAAAACGTCGAATTAATGCAGGAAAAATGGTTAGGTAAAATACAGCCGGATTACGTTATACAAAAAGATAAATCGGTATTGGAATTAATCACTACTTCAATTGTAATTCCTTGTTTTAACAACCTGAAATATACAAAAGAATGTATTGAATCAATTTACAAACATACAGACAAAAGATTTAAATTGATTATTATTGATAATAACAGCAGGGACGGCACTAAAGAATATTTGGCAGAGTTAAAAACTAACAACAATAACGTTACAATCATAACAAATACTGAAAATTTAGGATATACAAAAGCAGTAAATCAAGGTATGAAGTTAGCAACCGGAAACGTTGTATTATTAAATAACGATATTATAGTTGCCAAGAATTGGTTAGGCGGTCTTTTAAGGCATTTAAACGGCTCTGATAACGTCGGAATAGTGTCAGGTATGACTAACTATGCAAGTGGTGTTCAAATGTTGCACGGTACGACTTATAATGATTATTCAGGTATGTTGCAATTTGCTAATGAATTATCTGTGAAAAACAAAAATAAACATTTTGATTTTCCACGTGTAATTTTTATGTGTGTGTTAATATCAAGAAATGTAATTAATACAGTTGGTTATTTAGACGAAATATTCAGTCCGGGCAACTTTGAAGACGATGATTATTGCCGACGTTCACAATTATCAGGATTTAAAACTCGTATCGCCTTAGATGTGTTTACACATCATTTTGGCTCTAAGTCATTTAAAGCAAATGACGGTTACAATGAATTATTGAAAACAAACGAGGCTAAATTTATTAGCAAGTGGGGCGGGAATCCTAACCAAATATGGAATAAGGAATTAACAGAATTTATAAATAATAATAGGGGATAGTTATGAAAGAGATTTTAGAGAAAATTGACAATGTTATACAAGACCTTGCCACCATGAATAGTCGTTTATATAACGGCAGTTTTGAGCAGTTATCAAATATGAGATTATACTTAATACGTATAAAATCAGACCTTGAAGCACAAATCAAAAAGCAGTCAGAATCAGAGCGGAAAACAGTTATTACAATTATTGACGACACGTGCCAAAAGAAGTCTGATGCAGACAGTAACAAGATAATAGATTGGTTTACAACATTGCCGTTAACAACTACTTACGGTTCTATGCCAAGTGCAGGTACTATTAGATTTAACCAGTTAATAAAAGAATTACAAGAAAAACTAAGACCAACATCAAAACCTGCCAAAACTCCAAAACTATCAATTGCCGAACGAATTGAACAAATACGAAAAACAGGTGAAAAACCAACAACGGGCGGTTATAATGAAAGTGAATTAAGAAGTATGAGTGAAATATTTGAGATAAAAGACCATGACGTTATCCGAGAAAATCACAAACTTGTTATTGATAAAAAAACAGGATATTTCATTGTAATATTAAAAACTAATGAATATTATTTACCTTTGTCATTAGAAAATATTTTCAAAGACCATATAGGTGAAAATTTAATTGATTTTTGCCGTCTCCCTACACGTCGTGAAAAAGCTATTTTCTATGAATTTTATCCTGAGTATCGGAATGAAGTAAAAGAACCTGAAAAAGTAGTCAAGATATATGATTTAAAAGAGTATGAGATAACAATTGACAATTTTGAACTTTACAAAGGACTGTATTTGTTTTTAAGTGCGTTTGGCGGCATAACTGTTAAATTAGTTAAAATGAAAAACAATAATTTGTGGTTAAAACCAGCACACACAACTAAAAAAGAATCAATTACAATACTTACAAAAGACATATTCCAATGTTGTCGTTATGCGACAGAATTAGAAATAGCAGAGTACAAAGAAAACGAGGTAAAAAAATGACCGAAAAATTAGAGCAACTAAAAGACGAAGTTAAATCGGCGGCAAAAGAATTAAACGATTATTGCCTTGAAAATAAGTACGAATTGACATTAAAACCGTCATTAGTAGTAAATCCAAAAAACACTTTTGATACTCAGCTAAAAATTTATATAAGTAAGGAATTGAAATGACTAACTCCGAACTAATAACAATAATCTCAAATCTGTTAGACGTGCCTGAATCAGATATGAAATCACAGAGCCGAAAAAGTCATATAGTTGAGGCACGGCATTTGGCAATGTATTTTATCAAATGTTTAAATAATACCACAATGGTTAATATCGGTAAATTGTTAAACCGAGACCATACGACTGTAAGTTATGCAATTGAAAGGGTATTTAACACTGCAAACAAACACAATCCTAAATTTAACAAGAAGTTTATTTTAATTAATAATGAGATAGGTGAAAAATGAGTTGTAAACAAATAACACAATTACAGGCATTAGATTATGAATTAAAATCTCATGTATGGTTAGGTAAAATATCAAATAAATATTTGCAAAATATAATAGGTTTTTATTTTGGACGTAAAGTTCAAAGGAAATATCGTAATTATTTGTATAATAATCAAATGGAAAAAGAAACAAACGAAATATTACAAAGTATAACAAATTAGGTGTAAAATGACACTATCAGAATCCAAAGACTTAAAAGGCTTATGCTTTCAAACGTCACCACTTGAATATTATAAGATTATTGAAATTATTAAATCAGTAATATTCTGCCAACGGTATAAAAAAGCAGAGTTTTTATTTGACGTGTTTACAAATATGTCCGGCGACGTGTTGTTACCATTATCGTTAAACGAATTTTCAGATGTAAACGTTTTGCAAGAAAATGAAATAAGAGAAAAAATATGAGTAAAATAGTAGAAATTGCACGGTTAGAAATTGGAACTGTCGAAAGTCCAAAGAACTCAAATAAAACAAAATACGGTGTTTGGTTCGGATATAATGGCGTTCCTTGGTGTGCGGAGTTTGTTTCTTGGTGTTATTATCATGCTGGTTATCCTTTAGAGCCTATCGGGTTTAAAAAAGGTTTTGCAGGATGTCAAACGGCAGTTGCACATTTTAAAAAGACTAATCAAATAACTAAGAATCCACAGCCGGGAGACATTGTATTTTTTGACTGGAACGGTGACGGACGTTATGACCATACCGGAATATTTGAAAGGTCGTCAATTAATAACAAATCCTTTTATTCAATTGAAGGCAATACATCATTATCAAATAACAGTAACGGTGGTGAAGTTATGTTAAGAACACGCTCGTATAAAAATTGTATATTCGTACACACTAAAATATTAAATGAAGGTAACTTTTGAAAACAGAATCAGTAAACATTAACAAACTAAAACTTAATCCTGCAAATCCAAGAACGTTTACAGAATACAATATAAATGACATGGTTAAAAGTCTTATATGTTTTCCTGAAATGTATAAGATACGTCCAATGGCAATTGCTGACAACGTTCCAATTGGTGGCAATTTACGTTTAAAAGCGTTCAAACAAATTCTAACAATGAAGTTAGACGACATTGGAATTTTAATTGCCGACAAATCCAAAGACAAATCCAAAGAACGAGTAGAATTTCTAATTGATTATTGGAGTGAATTTCAGACTAAAAAACAAGTTGAAATTGTAAACGCAAATGATTTGACGCCGGAGCAAAGACGTGAATTTATTATAAGAGATAATATTTCGTTAGGCAGTTTCGATTATGATATGTTGGCAAATAGTTGGGAGGTCTCAGACTTAAAAGAGTGGGGTGTTCAATTGCCGGTGTGGGGAGATACGATTGAAGACTTGGATTCATTTTTTGAAAACAATAACGAAACCAATGATAAGAAACCTAAATTATGTCCTCACTGTGGTAAGGAATTATGATGTTGTATATTGCAGGAGGTTTAAGTGGCAATTTTTACAATGAAAGTACGAAAATTGAGTTTATGAAGTATTTGCATAAAGACTCGGAGGCATAACATGGCATACGACGTAATGGAATTGGAGAAAAAAGCAATTGAGGCAGCAACAAATTACAACTGCTTATTTACAGACGATATTATAGCACATTTGGGAATATCTCGGCAAACATTTTATAATCATAATCTTGACAAATTAGACAATCTTAAAGCAATTATTGAAAACAATAAATATAAAATCAAAAATTTATTACGCACAAAATGGGCAGAATCCGATAACGCAACAACTCAAATAGTTTTGTATAAATTGTGTGCAACCGATGAAGAGTTGAAATTGCTTAATCCTAACCAACGTAATGAAAATATTAATTTAAATCTCAATGTTGACGGTGACATAAAATCTATGTCAGAATCGGAGCGGTTAGACGAAATTGAAAGGATAAGGAAATTATTGAACTGACAGATACGGTAAGCATATTGACAGATATTTACACGTCATTTAAAAAATTAGCTTTTGATGACGTGTCTTATTTTTTACCGTACGCAAATAAAGAACTTGAAATACCTGCTCATTTAAAACCAATACCGGACGTAATCAATTCAATCATAAAAGGCAATATCGAAAGAGTATCATTTTCCGTACCGCCACAGCATGGCAAATCATTAATGTTGTTGTATGGTATATGTTTGTATCTAATGAAAAATCCGACGAAATACGTTGCTTATATCGGTTACGCTCAGCAGTTCGCACAGTCACAGACACGCAAAAGCATAGTATTATTTAATAAATTTGGTATTGTTAGTGCCGTCAACACGCAACGTGAATACATTAATATAGCAGGTGGCGGTTTATTGACTTCAAGTATCGGCGGTGTTTTGACAGGTTATCCGATTGACTGGTTAATTATAGATGACCCTATTTCGGGACCGGCTCAGGCACATTCAAAAGTTTACCGTGAGGCACTTTGGGACTGGTTTAATGAAGTAGCAAATCCGAGAATCAGACCGACGACATCATTAACCGTAGTACACACACGTTGGCATTTAGACGACTTAATAGGGCGGTTAATAAAGACTAACTACAAAATGCAACATATTAGGATACCTGCTTTATTAAACGGATTAGATGTTGTTGGTAAGCCCGTAGAACATACCCAAGAACTTGACGCTCCGTTATGGAATAAATTTGGTTATGACTTTTATAATGATATTAGACGTTCAAATCCTTATACGTTTTATGCCTTATATCAGGGCTTACCAATTTCAAAAGGCAACACGGTATTCAAAGATGTTTGTTATTATAGTAAGCTCCCTGAAAATTACAGAGTACAAATAGGAACGGATTTTGCTTACACAGAATCGTCAAAAGCGGATTACAGCGTAATCGTAATTATGTATTACTCAGACGGAAAATATTATGTTGTTGACGTTATACGTTATCAAAAAGAAATTGATTACACTTATAAAATTATTACAGATGTTTACGCAAAATACAAAACCCGTATTGCAATAGAATCGAATGGAACTCAAAAATCCGTAGCAGATACTATTGAAAAGATGGTTGACAGGGGCAAAATAAAGCGGTGTAATCCGACATTAGATAAATTTGCACGTTCGCAAGCATTTAGTTCGTCATGGAATTTAGGTGACGTGTTACTGCCAGACCCGTCAATATATCCTAATAACTGGTTAAATGAGTATATTGAAGAGGTGTCAAATTTTACAGGTGTAAAGGATTTACACGATGACCAAGTGGACGCTTCCGTCAATGCTTTTGAAAATTCAGAGCAAAGCGTCGGAGCGTGGAAAATTGATAAATAAAATATTGTAAGTTATTTTCGTTAATGACTAAAATAAATATTTAAGGTAAAAATATGTCTTTTTTAAAAAACATTGCCAACAAAGCCCTGAAAACAGAATCAGTAAACGTTATGCTATTGCCGAGCGGTGGTGGTTCATTTTGGAATATTAACAGCTTAATCCACAATCCTAATAAAGTTGACATCTTTGCAGGGTGGGCGTTTATAGCTATGAATCATATTGCAACTGCCGTTAGTGCTACAAAATACTATGCAGAGCGTAAAGACAAAGACGGTTATACGACATTAACAGACGAAGACCATTGGTCGGCTTATCTATTGGAAAATCCAAATCCAGAACAAGAGGATTTTGAGACTATCACAAAATTAACTGCTATGGACTTTTTAGAACATGGCAAAGCGTACCAACGTTCAATAATCGGTGAACGTATCAAAGTGCCTATTCAGTTGTTTGGAATACCGTCCGTAGCAATACGAAATAATTATGGCACCCGCACCGGCGACCCTATGATAATTGATTATACGTTACAAGCGGGCGGGGGTACAATAACAATACCGAAATCTGAAATGATTTACATTAAAGATTTAACAGCAAGAAGTTATGAAACCTCAACCGTTGACGGTCAGCCGTCTATGTTAAACGCTGCAATGGAAGCAATACTAAATGCAGGTGAACGGTTAGAGTTTAACAGACGGTTTTTAAGTCGTGATGGTAAAATGCCTTATATCGTTACAACTGACCTAGAACTTGGCGACATTCAGGCGAACACGTTATTAAGTCGTATCCGAGAATCTATGGGCTCAATTTTCAGACCTGAAATCTTATTAGATAAGGGTATTAAAGTTGAATCGTTGGTGCAAGGCGGTAACGGTATAAACTCAATGGTTGAAATACCTAATCGTGAATTAGTAGAACATATATTAGCTTGTTTTAATAGCAATATAGCAGTTGTTACGGGTTTACACGCAAATAGAAATACTCAAATTTCAACAATGAATGAATATTATTATACAGCCGTTGAACCGATTAGTAAAAAAATATGCAAAGGACTTACAAGAAACTTTAAGCAATATGACGGAACAATCAGGATTAGTTTTGAGGCAAGACGTGAACAGGATGTAGACTTCATGTTACGTCAAAATGAATCCGATATTGCTAATGGTCTGAAAACACCTAATGAAGTATTAACCGAGCGTGGTTATCCGACATTTGAGGGCGGTGACATTAGAATAATCAAATACGGTTTTCAAAAATTAGAATCAGTAACAAATCCACCTGAAATATTAGACGAAATTACAAGTGAAAGCTCGTATGCTGAAATATCAAAAGCATTAAAAAAAAAACTTTTATGATTGACGAAATATCATACCAAGTATATTGGAAATCATTAGACAGCCATAATGAAAAATATGTGAAAAAAATACAATCAGATGTAAGCAAAACGTTTTTTGATTTACAGACTGAAATATTATCGAATAACAATTTGGAAAAAGCAATTGACAGTTTATTGATACTGCAAAAAGGTATTGAGGCAGAATCAGGATTTAAATTGTTTGACATAAAAAGATGGACTCAAATATTAGTTAATAACACAAAAACCAACACACGTGCTTTAATTGAGGCTGTTATGAAACGTGCCGGACGTGAAATAAAAACTAATGTAGAGCCAACGGAATATGAGAAACAAATAGCAGAATCGTTTAAAAAGAATAACAAAAACCATGCAGAATCTATTAAGACAATTGACAGAGACTTAAAAAAAGAAGTTGAAAGAATTGTAGAACAAAACCCGTTAGCAACCAAAGACGAATTAAAAGAGTTATTCAAAGAAAAACTACAATACAAATTTAAAGAAGTTTTTACAGAATCTCGTTCAAATTTAATAGCACAAACAAGCTCGACATATACAAGCGGTCAGGGTCAAAAGATTGTATGGAATGACAACGGATATGACTTGACTTGGTTAACGCAACGTGACGGCGACGTAAGAGATAGTCATGTAGAAATGGACGGCAAGAGACCAGACGAAAACGGTTGGTTTAACGTTAACGGTGACGTAATGCAAAGTCCGGGCGGTGGCTCAGACCCTGCCGAAAATTGTAATTGTAGATGCGTTGGTTTTCCTAAAAAGAGAGCTAACTAATGATTAAAAGTCAGAATGAAACTAAACTAATTGGAACTGTAATAACCAATGCAGAAAAAATCAATTTCGATGACGGTCGGCGGTGTTTAGCATTTAAGCTATTAACTCAAATAGACGTAACGAATAAAGACGGTGACGTGCGGACATATAAAGAATACCACCCTATTTTATTATGGAATAGTTTAGCTGATGTCAATATGAATTTACAGCCTAATGACGTTGTATCTGTCACAGGTCGTAACCACTGGAAAAAAGTTGACGGTCTTGAATACTGTGAAATCATAGCAGATAATTGTTATAAACTGAAATAGGAATTAATATGACAATGGAAGGAATAAAAGAACCCGCACCGCTCCGAGACAGAATGTATGAAACTGTATATTTTGAGGACGGCACTCAATACAAATTTGGCAATACGACAATACCTAAAATTTTAAATAGCAAAGGTAAACCAATTATGGGTATGACACCAGGATTAATAGACCCCAAAAAAGTAATTATAGTACCGCCGTTAATGGTTAATGAAAATAAATCCACACCACAAAAAGAAAATATTTATTATCTTACTACTCAAAAACTAATAGATAGACGGCAAACGGCACTTGAAAATAATGATATGACTGAATTAATTAAAATATGTGAAGAAATAGAATCACGTTTAACAAAACAAAAAGCATCTTGTAAACTAACATTAAAAGATAAATTGATTCAGTATTTAAGAACATTGACAAATTAAGGATAAAAACCTTATAAAAATAAATCTTTAAAATAATAAAATAAATATCTCTAAATTAATTTTTAATTTGCATATCTCAGAATTAATTATTATTTTTGTATTGTATTAATTTGTTCTTTGATTTGGCACGTGGCGGAATAGAGACGCTAATCAGATATATGAGAACTTGCTGGGTATTAAGGGCATAATCCCTAAACGTGCTGGCAAGACCGTAGCTGGGTGATGCAGAGATTGTATCAAAGCGGAGGGCGGCTATCTGGTAAGACGTAAAACGAGGCGTTGCTACACGCCTATCATATATCATTGCAGGAATCGAATACTGTCGTGCCTTTCATGGTGTTATTGATGTAACTGGTTAACATATACGGCTGTGACCCGTATTACATGAGTTCAAATCTCATATAACACCCACAAATGAGTATGTTTTATTATTGGAGATTAGAGCTATGGAATGTATATTATGTCACAAAACGGATATATGGTATGAGTAGATTAGAATGTTTTTATTTAACCATGATAGTAAGCGTGTTTACATCGCTTGTAATCCTATTCAGTTACTATCATTTTTACGAAAGACCTTTGAGACACGTCGAAGTTTGGTACGCAACTACGGACACGGTAACAACTGAAAACGTTAAACTTCAGGATTCACTACGCAAGAAAATACGTAAAATAGGTTTTGATGTTAAGGTGCGGGGTATGGAATGAAATCGACTAATGCAAATAAAATTTGGTTCCTGCAACGTGCAATAAAGGAATTAGAGATTAAAAAGTCTGGTATTGGAATGACTGACTTTAATTTACTAAAAAAGCAACAAAGAATCCAAATGAGAATAGAACGGTTAAAAGGCAACTACAAAGAATCTAATAATTTTATATTAAGGTGGTATGCAAAAAGGCACGGTGTTGAGAGTTCACAAAATGCCGATATTGATGACAGTTTACGAGCTATTTTCTTTATGTTAAAAGGTAAGTTGTGACAATGTTAGAAAAATTATTTACGTTCTTAGACATAGCAATTAAAGTAGCAATGATAATTGGTATTTATATTTATGTCAAAGATTACAGCGAACGTCAAGAACTGCCACAAAAACCAACCGTAACAACATCGGTAAAATCTATTCAGGTATTTTACAACCGTGTTATTATTCAGGGCAAAGATACGACATATTATTTTGAGGTAACAAAATGATACAGCTAATTTTCATTAGTGCTTTAATTGTGATAATAGGATTTATGATATTTATGAATTACTGGGAGCGTAAAAATGATTGACAAAGATAAGATTAGAGTGGGGTTGAAATTTTCATATTTGGAAGTTCCAAAATATGAAATAACTAAAATAGACAATGGTTTATTTTGGACAAATGATTTAAACAAATCGGATGTAACCGAGGACGGATTGTGGACGCTTAATGCTTTAACAGATAATAACAGTCCTGCCCTTATTATTGAAGTACCGCCCGAAACTCCCGAGCAAAAAGGAATCCGTGAAATTGCTTATGCAGACAAAGTGATTGTTGACATTGAACAATTCGAGCTTGACAATATCGAATATCTCAGCAATAAGATTATAGAAAAAATTGACAGGATACGATAATGAAAAAAGATACTAAAGAATCAATATTCCAAGTCTCATGCTTAATCGGAATTGTATTTGTCGTGGCAGTCGTGTTTTATTTATATTTAATTTATTGACAAACAAAAAGCAAAAGGCAGATTATGAGTGAAGTATTAGACATATTAGAAACACATACAGAAATTCTCTTGAAACAAGTCAAGATATTAGAAAAACTAACATTGCTAATTGAGATATTGCAGGACAAAACACTATCATTGGAACAAAAAACGGCTTATATGCCTAATCCTAATCTGCCGTCAAAAGCATGGACGGAAATATATGAACAAACTAAAAAGGAATCAGGGTTATGACTACAAAAGAACTAATTACACGCTTTAAAGTGCCGTCAGACAGAATAGAATCATTTAAGGTTATATTATCTCAAATGAAACATAAAGATTTAACCTTGACGGCAGGTGTTGACTATACAATGAATGGCGGAACTGTTAACTACTTAGATTCTGCTATTCCTAAAATCAAAGACAGAATTAAGAATTTTAAAAAACCAAAAACCGTATATATTTTAGACGGTGAACATCGGAGGGTGAAGTAATGCCAAAAGGATTAAAAATATATTACACAATATTATTAATAATAGGTATTGTTTGCTTTATTGCATTAATAGTTAATCAAAGTTTCAAATATTGCACATCATTTGACATTAACACCATGTTTGTTGGCGTTGGGATGTTGTGTGGCGTTATGGCATGGTTGCCGCCTGTTTACAACGCAATGAAAGAGAATTAAATGAAAATTGACTTAAAAGCAGTAATCATTTATATCTCATTATTTATACTTGTAACCGTTTACATCGGTGCCGTTCTTGGTATTGTTGTATCAATTATCTTTGATATGAATAACAATATTTATCCTATTTGGCAATTGATTACATTGTCAGGTTTATTGAGTTTTGGAATTATAATTTATCAAATATTTAAATAATTTAATGTTACACAAATAGCCTAACTCGGTTAGGCTTTTAATTGAAAGTAAACAATGAAATATCAAATATACAAAGAATATGATATAACAGAAAATAAATTCAGATATTGGTTATATGAGTATAATACAAAAGGTAGCGGTATACCGATTGTTTTAGGATACGAAAATACTGAATTAAAAGCCAAAAGACAATTGGATAAATATATAGAAAAGTCAAAAGAATCAGGAGTGGTTTATGAAGTTATTATTAAAAAACAGAATTAAGCATTTTGCTTAGAATAAATAAAGGAGTATTGAGATGACTAAAGAAACATTTGCAAGTATGATTGACTGCCGTGACCGCAGGACAGGTATAGCAAAAGACGAAGAGCTATTAGCTAAGAATGAAGGGTTTATAGTTGTCTATGGTGAATCAGACGACTTAATGGAGTTTAGGGGTGTTATTGATGACGAAATTGGAGCGTACAACGGTACGACTGCAATTATACTAAAAACTAATAACGGTTACAAAGTATTGTCTGAATCCTCAATAGAAGAGATTAACGAACCGCTAAGAGATTATGATTTGGATTTGATAAGTGGATTAGAAATTGAATCAAAATTTGATGACGACGGTTATACTTGGACTATGAATGTAGCACATGGAATGCCCGTTGCTTATTTTGATATTTTAGAAGACGGTGAAAAATTCTGCAAAGGAATAGTTATTAGTGTTGACGACGTTAAAAATTATTTGGCAGAGTTAAAATAAATCCTTACTTTTGACTGTCATGATTAATCCTAATAAGTTGAAAAAATATAGCTCTGATAAAATAAAATTTATTGGAGCTTTTTTAATTTATGTTACGTTTACAGAAAATAAAAGAAAACGGAAAGGAAATCGAAAAAGAAATATTCGTAAATTAATTATTAATCTTAACTAAAATTACACTTCAAAAAGATAAAAATAATTATTAATTTAACACTATCTAAATTACTAAAATTCATAAAACTTACACATTTGAAATAACTTTTTAAGATTAATTATTAATGTAACAAATACCGTACCAAAATTAATTATTAATTTATTTTGTATCACAAAGTGTGTTTTGGATATTATGTAAACTTGACTTTTTGATGTCTGAAAATCCGCACTACGACACGCTCAACGGGGTACGCTTTAATAAACGTTCACTACGACGTTTTTATTGACGTGTCTATATATTAACATTAATTATTAATTTGATTTATATAACTTGTAATAAAATATAATAGTTAAGAAATTATTTTTTTTGTCTTAACGTCGCTTATAAACGATTTTGACTGTTTTTTGAGTTTTTCGTATATAGAAATTATTTTCAGAATAAATAAAAAATATTATCAAAATATGTAAATATTACATAATTTCATTAGGATTTAAAATAAATATTTGTTACTTTCGTAACGGTTACTAAATTGATGCACAAAAAATTATTGATGCTTTTTAATCAAAAAGGTTAAAATGTCTATTCAATATTTTGGTTGCGAACTTGTAAAAGATAAATCCTTCAATGATAATGAAGGGAACGAACGCTTCAGATTTAAGATTACTTCCGATAAAATTGACAGAATCGGTGATAAAATAATTCCAAACGGTATTGACATTTCAGACTATTTACAAAATAATATAGTTCTGTATAACCATGATTATGAAACTATTATAGGTAACTCTATAATCTCAATGTCTGAAAATGGTAAGGAAATGTATGCAGACGCTTATTTTGATGAAGAGTCAGACATATCAAAAAGAGTAAAAAGACAAATACAAAAGGGCACTTTAAAGGCGGCGTCAATTGGTTTACGTGTTCTTGAAACAACGCAAAGAGAACCAACTGTATCGGAACAGGCTTTAATAAATGCCGTGCCGTGGGTTAAAAAAGTAACCGATATTACAAAATCACAATTAATAGAATGGTCAGTTGTAACAATACCAATGAATCCAGACGCTATGTTAACCAGAGCTATTCAAAAAGGTATTGATACAATTGATATTGATTTAATGAAAAAATCATTTATCGGAGATGTTAAAATGGAAAATGAAAACACCATAATTGAAAAAGCAGGTGCGACGTTATCAAAGACTAATATGTCAGACCTAACCGAAGCCGCAAGACTAATCAATAAAGTCTTAGACTCTGCTATGAAAGAGCCTGACGAAAACGTGCCACAAGACGAAAAATCACTTGAATCAGATGTAGCAAAAATAGCAGAGCTAACAAATCAGATTACAGAAATGGAAACTGAAAAAGTTATGTTGAACAAAAAAATCAATGAATTAGAACTCAATGTCAAAAATATGGAAAAAGATTTACAATTTACTAATTTACTAAAGGGGATTTAAAATGCCTGATAATGTAGAACCAACAAAAGCAGCAGAGCCGGAAACTATGATAACTTTGTCAGAATCACAATTAAGTGAAATGAAAAAGTCAATTCAGGATAAAGTAACGGCAGAACTAACACCCGTGATTAAATCACAGATTGAATTAGGTTACGTGAAAGAACGGAATAACGATAACGTAATGCCGCCTTATATCTCTTCAAAAGAAGAGTTGCAAGGCACGTCCGACGGATTAGAGAAAATGATAGCGAACTCGGTTATTGCCGCTTTCGCCGCTAAAGAAGGTGACCGTGAGGGATATACTTTCAAAGGTATAAAAGGCAATATAAGAGAAACCGCCGATAAGCTGTTTGCTAATGACGTAATGCTTAGTAAAGCAATTATGAGTACAAGCTCCGGTGCAGACGGTGGGGTGTTAATTACACCACAGACTGCCGACTTTATAATTCCATTTTTGCATAATCAGCCGTCATTTTTTAATGATATACCTGACTATCCGATGCTAGGCGGTTCGTTAACTATTCCTAAAGAGTTATCCGCTCCGTTATTGTCTTGGAACGGTGATACCGAAGCAGGGACAGTTTCAACAATAACTTACGGTGACATTAAATTAAACTCAAAAAGAGTAGATATAATCGTACCAGTATCAAATCAATTGTTACGTTATACTTCGCCGTTTAGAGTACAAACAGAAATTGAAAAAGCTATGAGACGTGCAATGATACCGGGCTTAGAATCAGCAATCTTAACAGGCGACGGTACTCAGAATCATATCTTAGGTATTTACAACACAATACCGGCGGCTAATAAAATCAATTCGGCAGGTACGACAGACGCTAATATCATAGACGATTTAGGTCGTTTACGAGAATTAGTTGAACAATATAACATTTCAGTTGACGGCGGTGCTTATGTAATGTCAAGCCGTTCTCGTAATCGTTATATGAGAACACGCACCGATTTAGGTGTTCCTATTTTTGCAGGTATGCCAAACACGTTAGATGGTTACAAAGTTTATACTACCAATACGGTAAAGAACATTTATAACGGTGCTTTGGAAACAGGAACGTCATCAAGGATATATTTCTTTGACCCGACAACTATGATAAAAGGCGTTTCAAGAAATATGACACTTGAAGTACACCCTTACGGTACGTATGTTGACGCTACCAGAGCGACAATTTCAGGTTTGCAACGCGACTTAACAATCATTACACTACGATTTGAAATGGATTTTGCAATGCCTTACATTCAAGCTGCTGCGGTACTTGAAGCGGTTGCGTAACTAATAATTTAAAGGAAAATAAAATGAATTATACAATGAATAATGTTGGTTATCCGCTCGGCGACCAGAATCTCGGCTTAGCGTCGTATTTAGCAACTGATGTCGCCTCATCTGAATTTGTCAGTCAGGCAATAAACACGGCTAACGTGGATTCTATTTTAGTAGTAGTTCCGATTGTTGCGACTTTGGCAAGCGACAACACAATTGCGACTGTAATTACTTATCAGGAATCTGCTGACAATTCAAGTTGGGATACCGCAGTTGCTTACAAAACGCTTGCAACTGTTTTAACAGGTATTGCAGCAGGGACGGAGCAGTACGCAACTGACAGAGTAGAATTGGACACTATGGGTAAAAAGAAATACGTCCGTGTTAATGTAACACCGGATTTTTCAGCACTTGGTACTGATACTGCTATTCTCGGTGCTGTTGTTGTTTATCCTAAAAAATACAACGACGTATAATGATTAAGATGTTAAAATCATATAAGAGCTATGGAGTCGGTGAAATTGTCACCGGCTCTAATGCTTTTGAAAAAATCT